TGCACGTCGCGCGTCCCACAGAACGGGCACAACCTCTTGTAGTTGGGCTGCATGCCAACGTAGGGTTCTTCGTAGCTCCAGGCCATTACTCCCCCTTCCTCGGTGCCATATGCCAGTAGTCGCGAATCGCATCGTCCACGGCGGCCAGGTCGTTATCCATCACGTCCGGCAGCATGTCCATGGGTGCCTTGGCTGCGTTGTAGCCGTCCCCCTTGCTCACAAAGACGTACTTGCCGTCTGTGATGGTGGACTGAAGCACCACGGGGCACGCGCCCTCGATGCAGAATTTCTCGTCCAGCATCTTGCCGATGGTGCGCGGCTTGGCGCGACCGTTCGCGTCCAGGTCGTAGTGCATCATCACGTAGACGATCGTATCCTCGTTGGTGGACGTGGCCGCATCGATAAGTTGTTGGAAGTGCAAGGCCATCTCTGAAAACTTGCCGTAGCCGGATTCCTTGATGCGCTTGAAATTCTCGTTCTGCATCAGGTAGCCCGCATCGTCCACCACGTAGCAGCGCAGGCTGTTCTTCTGAAGCGCGTTCAGCACCTGGTTGTAGCCCGCCTTGTTGAGCACTTTCATCTTCTTGCGAAACGGCAGGGGCTTGCCCATGACGTTGAGGATGCCCACCTCGTCGGGCTCGAAGTTGCGCAGGCTGGTGGACTTGCCGCTGCCGGACTCGCCCAAAACCAAAACGCACACGCCCATTACTGCTCCTCCTTCGTGGTCAGGTCGATGGTGTGCCAGAAGCGCACGCCTTCGGCGGTGACGATGTAACGGTGGACGAAGCGCGGGTCATTGCTCTTGACCTCCTCGATGTCGGCGTCCACCATCTTGGTCACTTCCTGCCAAATCACGGGACTGTCGACGTACACAGAGGGGTTCGGGTAGCTGACCCCCGCCATTCGCTCGAAGTCCATCAACATGAGCTTCGCCTTCACCGCCTGGTTCAAATCCTGGCGCGTGATATACTTACCGTTGGGCATATGTCGTACTCCTTTCGTCGGTATCTGCCCTTCGGCTCCGTAGCTCGTCCCTACGGGGCCTTTTACATTCCGATGACGAGCCATGCCGCCAGACGCATCAGCGCGAACATGCCCGCCACGATCAGCGCGGCCTGCGCCCAGTTGCGCCAGTCGTGCGCCGCCGTCTCGGCTTCGCGCCAGCGCATCGCGTCAGCCGCGACCCTGCGCTCGTCCCTCGTCATCCTTATCAGCTCCTTTCGTCCTTAGTGCCCAGGCGTCCACCCGCCACGCCCGCCCCAGCTTGATGCCGTCCAGCTCGCCCCTTCGCAGCATGCGCCGCACCATTTCGGGACTGGTGGACAGAAGCGCGGCGGCTTCGTACGGCGGGATGTAGCGCCTAGTCATCGCGCTCACCGCCGAAGTCTTCCAGCGACAGCCCCAACACTCGGCAGATGGCCACCAGCTCACCCGCCGTGATTCCGCGCTTGCCGCCGAGACTCATCCACAGCTGCTGGTAGTCGATGCCCGTCCTTCGGGCCAGCTCGGCGATGGGCATCCCGTACTCTTCGCGGCGCTGCTCGATTACCTCCGAGACCGCCATAACACCTCCTTTCGCTCCTAAGATTCTTAGCTCATATCCCGATTATAGCTAATTATCTTTACGTGTCAACTACAAATTTCTAAGATTATTGGAAACCGTGGTATGATGCGCTCCCAGGACGGAAGGAGCCGCCATGAAGCGAGAAAAGACCCTGATGGCACGGAAAATCGCCGAGTTGAGGAAGTCGGCGGGCATGTCCACCGACGATGTGGGCAAAGTGTGTGGGCGCACTGGCAAGGCCGTCGCGGCATGGGAAGCTGGCATCAGCGAGCCGAGCGCGGAAAGCCTTATCGCGATGTGCCAGCTGTTCGATGCTCCCATTTCGGCGTTTTATCCGCCCGAACTGTCTAGCCTGACCGTGGACGAGGTGGAGCTGATTTCAGCATACCGCGACGCCGACGAAGAAGGCCGCAAGGCCATCAGGGCGAGCGCACGCGCCATCTCCAGGGCGATGCCGAAGGTTCACTATGTTTCTATCTGTCTGAATGAAGTGGACGGTGAGGGCAATGACGCTTAGCTGGTACATCATCCAAGGTGATAAGTCGAAACCTGCGAACAGGTGCCGCAAGTGGCGCGTTGTTGTGCGCAAAAAGGACGGCACCACCCGCTCGTCCACCTTCGCTGGCACCAAGACGGACGCGCGGAAGTGGGCACCGACCTTCGCCGAGCAGGTGGAATCCGAGACGCAATACTGCCGCGACACCCTTGGCGCGTACCTTGATAGGTGGACAGAAGCCCGCCTTGCAGCCGGCGAGATAACCGCGGGCACCTACAAGACGTACCGAAACGCCCGCCTGGCCTACTCTCGCGTGTGCTCCATGCCGTTGGCCGACGTGACGCCAGAAGACGTCGACCTCGACACCGCGCGGATCATACGCAGCGGCACCGCCCAGTCCACCGCCCTTCTGTACCGCGCCAAGCTGAACACGGTCTGCCGCCATGCCGTGGACGTGGGCGCGCTCGCGAAGAACCCCGTCACGGGCAGCGCCGTCCCCAAGCCGCAAACGACCGCCAGAGCCGCTCTAAGCCCCGATGCGCTCACGGCTGTACTCGCATTGCCAGTGGACGATGCCCGCGCGTTCTGCGCGTCCCTGATGGCTCGCACGGGCCTACGCGCAGGCGAGATGCTGGGCGTTCGGTGGGCGGACGTGCGCGGCTCCGTGCTCCACGTCCCCCGTGCGGTGACGAAGACCGACGCGGGCGAGCGCGACCTGCCGCTCGACGCTGGCACCGTGGACTACATCGCGGCCAGGCGTGCCGTTCTCGAAGGCATTCACGGCGAAGTGGACGATAATCTGCAACTCTGTTGCCGCGAGACGCTCAATCCGCTCACCTACTCGACCTTTCTGCGCTGGTGGAGCGAGCACCGCGACGGGCTGGGCTGTCCAGGCACCGTGCCGCACCAGCTGCGCCATACCTACCTGACCAATCTGGCCCAGGCTGGCGTCCACCCTGCCGTCATGCAGCGGCTCGCGGGGCACGCCAGCCCAGAGATGTCCATGCGCATCTACACGCACGTGAACCAATCGGACATGGCAGACGCAGTGGACGCCATCGCCGCGATGCGCAGTGATTTTGCTAAAAACGCCGCTAAAAGCGACGGCGAAAAACGGTGATTTTTGCCGCCTGAACTGGTGATTTTGATTTCGTGCCAGAATTCGCCAATGATTGCGACGCGACGCTACTGGACACTACTGGACACTACTGGACAAAACGTGTCATCGCAGGTCAAACGGGCTGTTTGTGCTACTCGACACTACTGGACGCTACCTGACGCTACTTGGCGACCTCGGCGGTTTTTCGACAATTTGCTAAAAAGTCTGCTAAAAGAAAAGCCCCCACCGCCGAAGCGATGGGGGACGAAAAATGGACGTTTTTCTTACAGAATCATCGAGCCGCCCTTGCGCAGCTCCACAGCGCCCTCCAGCATCGCGCCGCTGTGGTCGAAGGCGTACCACTTGCCGCCGACCTGGTACGGCATGCCCGCGACCATGGCTCCGTTCTCGCGCAGGTAGTACCACTTCCCGCGCCACTTCTGCCAGCCCGTGAGCATCCAGCCCTTCGCGTCGAACAGGTACCACGAGCCCGCGATTTTCTTCCAGCACGATGCGGGGTAGCTGCCGTCTGCGTTGCGCCACCACCACTTGTTGCCGGACTTGACCCAGCCCGCCTGGTACTGCTCGGCAGTGATACGATCGTGCAAGTCGTTCCAAGCCGAATTGCCGCCGCTGCCGCTTGGCGTGTAGTAGAACGGGCATGCCTTGCGGCTCGCGTCGTAGTGTCGCACCACGTGGTCGGCGTCCACGTCGAAGTCGGCCATCAGCTTGCGCACAAGCCAGTGCAGGCGGTCAATCTCGGCGGCTGTGAAGGGGCTGTCCCCGTCCATGCACACCTCGATGCCGATGCTGTTCGTGTTTGTGATGCCGAAGGCTCCGTGGCCGTCCCCAACGTGCCAGCACAGCTTGGTGGACGGGTCGGCGTACTCGTAGATATTTTCATCGTCGATAAAGTAGTGCGCCGAAGCCTGGCGGTCACCGCCCGAAAAGTAGATGCAGTTGGCACGCGCCGCGCCCGCCGCGCTCGTGCCGCTGCCAGTGTAATGCACGACGATGTATTCCACGTCCGACGCGCTGCGCGGGCGGGTGTTGTACTCGCCGTGGTATTCGTGGATGGTGTAGCTCATTCGTCCACCTCGCTTTCGTCCGGCTGCACTTCGGGCAGCCCCGCCACGCTGGTGAGCAGCGAGCACACGCCAGCGAGCGCAGCGTTCAACAGCCACACCAGCACGCACATGGCCAGCGACCAGTCCAGGTGCTCGACCATGGCAGGCGTGATGACGAAGCCTGCGGGGATGCTGCCGACCAGCGTCTGGGCGAAGGTCTTGACGGCACGCACCGCCGCCGCCTTCGCCCAGCGTTTCAGCGTCGCGGGGTTGTTATAGTCGATAATGGCCATCTATCGTCCTTCCCTGATTTCGGCCTTCAGCTCGTCCAGCTGGTGGAAGATGCTGGCCTGCTGCGTCTCAAGCCTGTACGTGCGCTCGATGACCGCGTTATGTTTCTCCGTCTCGGCACGCAGCGATTCGATGAGCGTCTCCAGGCGAGTCAGTCGGTTGGTGATGGCCGCGTACACGCCGCCGCCTGTGATGACGGCGGTGAGCACGGGGCCGATAAACGGTGTCAAGTCCATTGGCTACGAGAACGTCACTCGGAGGCTGCTGAACCAGAACGAGTAGATGTGGCGTGCGTCAATCTGGCTCGTCGTAGTGAAGGACAACTGCATCAGCGAGCCGCCGTTGATAATCTGGCAGGTGTGCTCCTCCATGTGGCCTACCACCAGGCTGTACCCATCGCCATTGCCAGACACCTCAATATTGCCGCTCCACGTGACCGTCGCGCTGGTTTTGCCTGGTGCGTGCACGGGGATGTAAATCCAGTACGTTCCGCTCGCGTTCATGTAGCCGAAGCCCATCGCGCTGCCCGTCCACGTGCTGCTCTGGCTGTTCAGCCGATTCAGTGTGGTCGCTTGCGACGATGTCATAAGCCCGTTGCGGCTCGTCGTGGCCGTCGGCACGTTGATTGCGCCGCTGCTGATTGAGATGCCCGAACCGATTTTCACCAGGCCCAGCGTGCTGCTGTCGGCTATTGGAATCGCGGCCTGCGACGATGCGCCGCCGTTCGCCCCTTCCAGCTTGATGGTGTGCGTGGAAGCCGTGTAACCGATGCTGTACGTGTAGTTCTCGCCTGCGCTCAGCTCGTCGGCCACCGTGTACAGCTGTTCAGGCGTCCCCATGGTGATGCCGTTGATAGGAAGCCGCCACAATGCCATGGCGCAGGTCGTATCTCCTGCCAGGATGCTGCCAGCAGGGATGGCTGGGTCGGTCGGCGTGCCGCTGGATTCGGTGCCTTTGACCACCTGCAGCGCGGCGGATTCCACGCCCTGGCCGTCCTTGGCGTACACGATGCACACCAGGTCGTTGCGCTTCATGCCCTGCGTGCCGCTGTCCACCGTCAGCGTGGTGGGCGCTTCGCTCGTGATGTGGCGGCCTTCCAGCAGCGCGTCCCCCGTGCCGACCGTCACCTGGTTGGCGCTGTCCACCGTGATGGCAAACTGCGACTGGAGCGGCAGCACGTACTTGCCCGTGCCCCACGCCGCCGCGTTCAAACGCCCGTCCTGGGCGCTGGTCACGTGAGCGGAGCCCGCGTGGCCTGTTACTAGCTCGATACTCATTGGGTAATCTCCTTCACGTACTCGACCACGAAGCGCAGCGGGGTCGCATGGCTGTATGCCGCCGTCGTTGTTCGGTAGAAATTGCAGTAAACGCCCGTGTAGTTGGACGCGCTTGCGGAATTGTTGAAGAACACCACGGGCAGGTAGTTGGACGAAGACGCTACGTAGCTGATGGACACGGCCACGGGCACCCACCCGTCCACCTCGATGTTGACGCTGTTCTGCGCCGCCCTGGTGCCGATGGTGCCGCCCGACCAGTTGACCGCGCCGCTGTTGTATTCGACGCGCTTGACCAGGAACTTTCCGTTTGCCCAGTCCCTCACGGCCTGGAGTGCCGCACTGTCTGCTAGAGCCATCATGCACCGCCTTCCAGCACGTCCAGCGCCTGCTGGTACGTCAGAATGTCCGCCGCCGCTTCGCTCGCGCTCTCGGCCAGCGCC